CCGTGTTCTTTATTACCGCTGATTTCAATAATTTTGCAGTATGCGTTAAATGCAGTTCTTTGATAGCCAATTTTTACTTGGCCTATTGACGTATTAATAAACGCTTCGCCTTCGACCTGGATAATTTTTCGTAATGCCATGTTTTTTCCTTTATTGAACGGGTTGGCCCATCATTTCCGGCCCTTGGGCTGGGGGCTGCATTGGTGGTTGCATTTGAGGCTGCATCATAGGTTGTGGCTGCATCAATTCTTGGCCAGCCTGGATAAACGGATTTTGCGTTTGATTGACTTCCATTTCGGCAAACGCGGATGCTTGCTGTTGTTCCTGGTCGCGTCGTTGCATTTCAGCGGCCAATGCTTCGGGCGTTATACCAGCCAATATCAGGCGGGTCATAACGTCCAATTCCATTTTGTTTTGGTCGGTAACCGCTTTCATGTTTGACTGGTTGACCTTGGCTTCGTTAATTGTGTCGGTGTTGTAAGCGCGTGAAATCACGTCCATCAACTTGCGGCGGTTGCTGCCGTCTTCCTTCATTTGCGCCACCTGGCCGCGGTTGTTGATTTCCAACTGCAACGCAATCATTTGCTGTTCCATTTGGGCAATTTGCTGCTGCTGCGCCAGCATTTGCATTTGCGCTTGCGGCGGGATGTCCGACTTTTCGTCAATCTTGGACAACGGGTTCATGGCTGCCAAGCGGTCGGCAATAATATCGGCGCCAGGGAAATCCATGTTGCGGAACAGCAAATCGCCCGCGGCCTGGAACACTTGGGGTTCGACCATCAAAGGCATCATGGCTTCAACGGCTTGCTGGCGCTTGCTGTTGTAGCCTGGGCCGGTGTCCATCACCACGTCGTACAAACCAACCGTGACGTTGTTCAACACTTCGCCGGTGGCTTCCACTTCGTTGATTGTCACCAGTTCGGGTTTGCCATCCACGCCAATAATCCGCAAAACGCGCTGGGTGTCGTAAATCTTGGGAATTAAGTCCAAGATCACTTTGCCCGTGTGCTTGATGCTGCGGGTCATGTTGTCGTAAAAGTGGAAATTTGACAGGTCAACCTGTTGCTGCTGGCCTTGCAATGCCTTGCCGGAAATGTTGCCTGGCAACGCTTGGGACGGGTCAAAGATACCCAACACGGTTTTCAGGTCGTCAGCGATAGCGCCAGCGGCCACCATGATGCCTTCAGGCGGTGGTTCAGGTTGAATGCGGGTAGGCACGGGCGCCGGTACGCCTTCAATGTCTTTTTGCTTGTAACGCAAAACGGGCGTGGATTTGATGTTGGCCATCGCCCATTCGGATTCGTGGCCTTCGTCCTGGCCTTCAGCAATTAGCCATTTTGGCTTGGGCGCCAGGGCGATGCTTTCGGTCATGCTGGTTCGCCAAAAGTTGTACATCCGCTGCGGGTCTTTTGCAAACCGCACCAAACCGTATTTTTTGCGCTTGCCTTCGATAATCATTTGTGCGCCATAGCACGGAATGATTGGAATGTACTTGCCAGCCCATTCCTTTTCTTCCAGGATTTGCATGGCGGTCATCTTGCACCATTTCACCTTTTTGCGGTAAGACGGGCGCTTATCCATAATCGTGATCTTGCTGGCGTCCAGCAATTCAGGGCTGGGCAATTCGTCTTCGTACACCTTTGTGCCGTCGGACAGCATCACCAGGGTGGCGCGTTCGCGTTCCACGTACCAGTATTCGGCAATACGGATATCCTCGCGGGTTACCCATTCTGCGGTGTCGTCACCGGTCGCCCTGGGCAAAAATCCCGATCCGTCGTCGGCTTCGGGATATTGCTCACGAAACGCCCGTTTGGACATAACCGTGGTAACCAGGCATTTTTCAGCGTCGGCGCCATCGGGTGAAACGCTGTTTGGATCGAAATACACGCTAAACGGATCGTCGATCGGTTCAATGTAAATTTCCTGGTCGAAACTGTCTTCCGCGGTGTAATTTGTGGTCACGCGCCAATATCCCCAACCCATGCGAACAGCGTATTCAAACGCGGTGTCATAAGCGGTATCCGCATTGGAATTGACTTCAATGTGGCGCGTGATTCCTTCGACCACCTGGGCGATTTTCAAGTCGCCTTCGTTGTTGACGGGATGAACCTTAATGCGGGGGCGCTGCTGGCGCTGCTGGTTGGTGACCTGGCGAATGTAGGCGTCAATCTTGTTAATCGTCAGGCACGGGCGCGATTCCAGGTTGCGACTGTTTTGAATTTCAACGGGCCATTGGTCGCCACCGGCAAACTTCAGGTCGCCCAGGGCTTCAGCGCGGTTTTGGGAATCGGCTTCCGCAACCAGGCGCAAAAATTTAATCGCATCCCCGATGCGGCCATCCATGTCTGTATCTTGCCATGCCATAAATTATCCCCTTTGTATAGGATTATCCCATCCAGCCACCGCCCATAGCAACAGGCGTTTTCTTGCGGATTTTGACTGGTTCTTTAATCATCAATCCAATGTATCGGAATGCGTCCGCACCGTGCGAATAATGGTCATGCAGCGGTGTTCGACTGAATTGGCCCGTGTCGGGATCAACTTCATAACGATAATGTCGCAAACAGTTTAATCCGTCCGCGCAATTTTCGCGATCAAAATAACAGTTTGGAAATATTGTTCGGGCCGCGTTAATTGAATCAGCCACCGGTACACGTTCCAAAACGCGTGTTTTGTATCCAGCGCCACGCACAATGTCTTCAATGCTGCGACCGGCTGCGGCCAGGGTTTTGTTTTGGGCGTCGTGCGGCAGCCAAATGGTGTCGTACACATACCCAAACGTTTGCAGTTGCGCCAGGTAACTGGTCATGGTGCGCTGCGTGTCTTCAAAGTACCGAATCAGCCTGGTTTCCATGCCCACAAACTGCACAAACCACCAGGCGGTGGCATCGGCCCAGCCCAGGTCGCAAACAGCGTGGACGGGCTTGCTTGGGTCATACGGCACTTTGGTCAGGCGTTCATCGCGGTCAGCCTGGGCCAGTTCCTTGGCAAAGATGGCGCCATCCACCGTTTGGCGGCATAGCCCTTCCCATACCTGGTTGTAGGCTTCGGGGTCACGAACCTTCAGCGCGTCCTTTTCCTGGGCCAATGTTTCAGGGAACCAGGGGTTGTCGTGCCAGTTGATCTTGATGCTTACGCAATCCCGCGGGGGCTTGACCACAAACCGCTGATATGTTTCGTCGGTTTCCAGTTCAGGGTTAAACGAAACCCATATTTCGCTGCCCTGTTTGCGGATGGTTGGAATCAGGATGTTCCAGGACAACCGGCTGACGGTTTGGGCTTCCTCAACCCAACACACGTCCACGCCTTCAAATGACTTAATGTTGGTTGGGTTATTTTTTAGGCCAATAAACGCGAATTCCGTGCCGTTGGCGCCGCGGATGGTGGCTTGGGTGATATCGTAAAAACCCAGCAACCCCAGGGCTTCGATTTGGTCGCACAGCAGTTTGTGGACGGAATCCTTAATGCTGGTCTGATACTCACGGGCGCACAACACGCGGATGGGCTTTTTGGCGCCCTTAATCAGCAGCGCCCTGGCAATCCCCCACGACTTCGCACCACCGCGCCCGCCGTACAGCACTTTGTACCGGCTGGCCCTGAACAACCCTTGCAGTTTGACGGGAAATTGCGCCTTGGCAATCGCCTGGTCAATTTGCTGGGTGTCCGTCAATGTTTGCGATTGTTCCATCAGGGTTCATAAATTGGATTGCGATGACCGATGGCCCAATTGGTGCGCCATCCTTGCCGGTGATTTCCTGTTCGATCTTGTCGCGCCAGCCCAGGACGTTCTTGGCCGTAAAGATGGCAAACGTGCTGTTGTACGCGCCTTTCATCGTTCCTTCGACCAGGTTGGCTTGCTGCAAATCCTTGGCCTTTTTATAGGCGTAAGAAAACGGGGGGTTTCTATGGGTTCCGTCTAGGTTTTTAGCAGTTGCCCAATCGTGCAATGTCTCAGTAGTAACCCCAATATTCGTGGCAAATCGCGCCAAGGTTGGAAACGATCCAGGCAATTCCTGGACGGTTTCGTTTCCCTTGGCGTCTTTGACGGTCACTTCCCTGGTTGATGGCTGGCTGAAAAAGTCCAGCAGCATATCCACGAATTCTTCGCGGTACTTGGTGGGTCTTCCACCTAGGCTTTTTGGTTCTACGC